AGCTTCTGCTATATTAGTATTAGCTTAATAGAGAGAGAGGAGAAGTACTATGCAGATAGACTATAATAAAAATAGAATTGATATGCTAAGTCAAAGAGTTAGAGCTATTTTGGGAGTACCAGAAGAGATTTTAATAGACGATGTAGTTACTTCTCCAGATTTTTTAATAAGAGCTAACAAATATATTAACAAAAAAATTAGCGAATATGAAGGATTAGACGAAAGTCTTATCAAAATAGCTTATATATATTATGTTTGTTATATGCTTTGTCCTGGTATGTATTCAAGGCTACCAAAGCAAATGAAAAATGTAAACACCACGACAGAAATGCAAACTATAGATTGGGACACCATTGCATTAGATATGCTAGATAAATGTAACGATATTATAGATGAAGCTATTGAGGAAGTAAGCGAGGAAGAGGTACAATATGGAGCAACTTTTGCAAAATTAAGTTCCGAATCTTCATACCCTAATACTACGATATAAGGAGGATGTGCATTATGTGGATTGATGCTTATGCTCACATATATCAAAAAATAAATGGCTTTAAAGTATTTGTAAAAACAGAAAGTGGAGAAAAAGTAGGTTATGTTAGTTTAAAACCTAGTACAAGGTCAACTTATGATATTGCTATGAGAGATGCTACTATAGATGGTTTACTTACTTCTGATGATATAGAACTTATACAACCAGGACAGATTTTATACAGAGAAGTACAACCAAGTGAATTATTTATATTACAGTCTGTAAATAAATTTGAATTTCAAATAAATACTAGAAATATAAATGCTATAAAACAAAATTGTTTTATTACTGTTATGAGAAATGAGTATGACGAAGAGACAGAAGAAGATAAATATTCAGATGTTTATAAGGACATAATATCATTTATAACAACAGAGAGTAAAGATGAAAAGAATTTTGGTGCAGGTATTGAAGATAATACAATAATAAGTATTCAGATACCTAAAAGAGATTCTGAAAATGTTTTATATGATATTCACAATGGCGACAGATTAATGGTTTCCAACCTAGCAGGCGATTTAGACAGAAAAATAAAGGTTGAAAGTGTTGATGAGTTCAGTATTCCAGGTGTAACTAAGTTATATGGTTCTTATGATGCAAGGACTGGTGAATAGTATGGGACTAAAGTTTGATACAGAGAAATTAAAAAAAGAGATATTAAGTGTATTACAGATAGAATTAGAAACAGCATTAAATCAATGGGAAGAAGAAGTTAAAAAGAATTTGCGTAGTGATAAATTTAAAAGTAATGCAACAGTATCTCATCAGATAATGAAAGAGGGCAAATCAATACTAGCATATTTAAAAGCTAATGCTTATACTTTAGCAGATACTTATGGAACTGGTAGCCTTATGTCAGATGATAACCCTTGGTTAGCAGAATACAAAGCGGGTGATTATTGGAATGACCAAAGGAAAGGTAAAGAAATTGTAGGTAGAAAAGAAGGACATTATACCGATATATTTGGAAATGAACATTATTCTCAAGGCAAGTTGGCAGGTGACCCATTAGAAGGACACCATACAAGTAGTGGAGAACTTATAGAAGCAGTAGCTCCATCCAAAGCATTAGATATAGCAGAAGAATGGCTATATAACCAATGGTTACCACAAGCATATAGTAGGACGGTACAGAAAGTAAACTTTGCAGATTTTCTAATAGAAACAAAATAGGGAGGAAGGTAAAATGGCATTAAGAAGTAATGAAACATTGGAAGCATTTGTTGATAAACTTTCAAGAAATAATGAAATTATGAACATAATGAATTTACCAACCGTCTTAGATACTGATGCTGATGATATTATAAAGCAAAAGCGAAAAAAAGCTATTGATAAAGTTATTGTTAAGTCAGCACAAGAACCTACAGAATTAGGGAAAAAATTTGCACCAGTTATTTTTGATAATTTTACTTATTCAGATTTTGGTAAAATCCGTTTAAATATAGCTTTAACTCAAAGCATAAAATTAAACAATGACGTCTTTGGAAATCCACAAGTAGATATTAATGTTTATTATGATAATACAAATATGAAAAATATATTTAGACTATTTGATTTAATCTCAGATGAATTTTCTGGAAAAAATCTAGTAGTTAAAACGGCAGAGGGAAAACAAACGATAAGAAACTTGAGATGTGAGGGAATTACATCGCAAGTTGCAATGGTAAATAATTATGAGAGAGTAGGCATAAGATTTAGTTTCTTTGCAACTCTATATAAAATTTAAAAGGGAGGATTTAAAATATGGCAGGAAATATTTTAAAAACAGATGGTGGTTTAGTTATAAATAGACCAGGTTATGTTCTTTTTACACCAGTAAAAGCTGATGGTTCATTAGACAAAGCTAGTGCTATAAGAAACACTGCAAAAATTAACACAATAACAATTACTAACTCAAAGACAAAAACAGATATAGCAGATGGAAATGATTTTTACCCAGCAGGAGATAGAGTAACAGCTATCACAGGAACTGTCGCTATAGAATTTACAACAGTAGACCCAGCTATTTGGGCAATGTGTTCTGGAACAGAATTAACAGACACAACAGATGATACAATGTTATTCTTATATGATGCACAAAAAATAGGCTCAGATGGAACAATTAAAGTTCCTGATATTTATGTTACAGACGGATTTGTTAAAATAACAGGTTCAGATGGAACAGAATATGAGATGGTATCAACTGGAACTCCAACAACTGGAGAATTTTCAATAAAAGCAGCAACAGATAGTACAACAATAACATTTGCAGCAGCAGATGCAGGTAAAAACGTAACAATATCTATGGAAGCTAAAGCTACAACAACTTCTTATTCACAAGGAAAAAAAGCAATGAAGTATCACAGAATAGAAATTGCTACAGATTACTCTACATTAAAAGATACAGATGATATTCCAGTAAATGTTATAATCTCTCAAGCTTCTGTATCAGGAGATATGGTAGATGCATTACAAAAAGACCCAAGTTCTACAAAGACACTTACATTCACTATGTATGCACCATTACCAGGAGAGCAACCATACACATTGAAGTTCAAAACAGCTTAATTTACATAAAAGCAAGAAGTTTATGGCAGGCATTATTAAATGTCTGCCTATTTTAAAATAAAAGATAAAAGATAAAAGATAAAAGATAAAAGATAAAGGAGAAAAAGTATTATGTCTAAAGAAAATAAAGAAGAAGTTAAAAGAGTGTCATTGGAAACAATGACAGGGGTAGGAAAAAATGTAAAAATTGCAGGTAGAGATTATTTAATTCTACCAATAAATATTAGGGATATGCATTATGTATTGGGAGATACAAACACAGATGAAAATTTAATAATAGTAGATAAGAAAAAGTTAGATGCAGAAGGTTCAGAAAGTTTAACGTGGCAATTATTCGGACTAAATATAACAACCCCTAAGAGAAAAGCTACATTTCTATATATTATAAATAAATATGTTTATTATATATCGAATGAGCAAAAGATACCTATGACTGAGGAACTATTAGAAGAGCATAATTGGTCATTTAAAGATATAGGCAAGTTCTTATATGTCTGGACTGAAATATCGGACTAAAATTGGAATCTCGTGAGGATGACGGCGAAGATTCCGAAAGTTCTGAAAAAGAACCAACAAATTGGGGGTTGATTTTTAGTATGTTGAAAAACAGAGGATTTGCACACGAAGAAATCCTTGATTTGAGTTATCCAGAATTTAATGCTTATATGAATGCAATAAATGACCCTATGTCGTTTGGAATTGTTATTCCTTATATAGGCGGTAGTAAAGATAAAAAAGAAGGAGAAAAATTTGAGAGCAAGGAAGAGTTATTAGGGTTAGTTGCAAGTATGAACCAAGCATTCTCAATGTAAAGGAGGAAGATAAATGCCTGATAATGATAAAATTATTGCAAATTTGGACTTTACTGTTAACACAAGTAAATTAGATGAAATAAATGATAAGTTACAAAAAATAGCTGAAACAAGTCAAACGCTAACTAATACAATAAGCTCCAACTTGCAAAATGCTATTGGAACAAATATTGTTGATACTAAGGCAGTTAAAACTAATCTAAATGAAGTAGTTACTCTTAATAAAACAAACTTGCAAAAAATTGAAGTTGAAAGACAAAAATCAGCAATAAGAGTTAGCGAATACGAGAAGAAGGCAGCAATAACAACAGAAGAACAACAAAAGAGGTCTAGCAGTAGAGCAGCAAATCAGATTATTGCTAATAATAATAGTGTATTACAATCATCTCTGACTATGTATGATAAAATATCAAGTTATGCTCAGACATACTTAATTTATCAAGGTTTTAACGAATTAAAATCTGTTATTCCAGAAGTAGTTGATGAAATGGTTGAAATGGAAAATCAAATGGTTTCTATTGACAGAGTAATGAATGAGGATGGATTAAACCTAGATAATTATAGAGATAAATTATTGAATTTAGCAACAGAATATGGAAATTCATTTAACAATGTTGCTGATATTACATTGAGGCTAGCACAAGCAGGATTTGATTCTCAAGAATCTTTGGCTTTAACTGAAAAAACGTTATTAGCGTTGAACACAGCTGAACTTGACGCAACAGAAGCAACAGACGATATGGTTGCTATAATGGAACAGTGGGGTTTAACCACAGGAAGTGCTATGGAGCAAGCAGATAAATATGCAGAAATCATAGATAAGGTAAACAAATTAGGCGATAAATATCCTACTACATCGGCTGATTTACTAGATGCCTTGAAGAAAACATCGAGTGCATTTAACCTAGCTGGTGCAAGTATTGATGAAACTCTTGCTACTATAGTCGCTACTGAAAAAGCATCTCAAAGAGGTGGTAAAGAAATCGGTAACGCTTTAGGAAACATTATTCAACAGTTAAAAGACTCAAAGAGATTAAGTATAGCAGAGAGTTTAGGATTAGATTTTTATACAGATGAAACCAAGACAGAATTTAAAGACATAATGGATATATTTGAAGAAATGGCTGATAAAATGCAAGCATTGAAAGATGCAGGCAAAGAAAACTCTACAGAAATGCAAGAATTATTAAGTATATTTACTGTATTTAGAAGAAACATTGGTGCATCTATGTTAAGTGAGATGAGTGGAGAAACAAGTACCTATGCTACTGCATTGCAAGATTCTTTAACAGCTACTGGTTATTCTATAAATGAAAATTCTAAGTATATGGCTACAGCTACTGCTGCACAAGAACAATTTAACAATGAACTTCTAAAGTTAAAAACTGCGATTTGGGACAATGGATTAGAAGAAATGTTTAGGGATATGCTAAGTTTCGGAAAAGACACTGTAACTAATATAACAAAATTAATTAACAAATACGGAGAATTACCTGCTGCTGTAGGAGTAGTTTCATTAGCTTTTACATCTTTTAATAAAACTACTAACTCAGTTGTAAAAAATATTATTTCAGCAGCTTCAAATATAAAACAAGTTAATAATTTATTAGGCGGTCAATTACCTAGCAATATAGAAATGACTACTAAACAACAAAAAAAATATAATGCTATATTAGCAAGTAGTAATAAATCTTTAACAAATTATATTGACAATACAACAGAAGGCACATTAAGTTTAAAGCAATATGCTGTACAAACGGCTGCTACGACAATAAAAACGACTGCTCTCGCTGTGGCAACAGCGGCACTACAAGCAGCATTATCAGTAGGTTTGTCAGTAGCTATAAGTGCATTGATAGGTCTTATATCCAATTATATTAATGCACAAGAAAATGCTATCAAAAAAGCAAAAGAAATGCAACAAACTCACGAAGATAATGCAAGTGAAATAAAAACAGAAAGAGATAGTTTGGAAGAATTACGCAAAGAATATGAGGAATTTACAAAAAAAGAAAAATTTAGTACAGAAGATATAGAAAAATTATATGAATTGCAAGTTAAAATAAATGATGCAATTAAAGAAAGCGGCGTTCAAGTAGACCTAGTAAACACGACAATAAATGACCAAAAAGAAACAGTACAAGAGGTAAATAAGGCATATGATGAACAGTTAGCTAAAATTAAAGCTGTAGAATACGAAAAACAAAAAGAACAAGTGCAAGAACTAGAAGAAGCTGCTGATGCAGCAAATGAACGGTCGTGTTGGAACTAAATTAAAATACAAGAGTGGTTTTACAGCGTTATCTGACCAATTTGGAAATAGAAGAGTATCTGATTTGAAGAAAGCAGGAATAGATACTGATAGCCTTACCGCAGGACAGACTGTCCAAGATATAAATCAGGTATTAAGCAATATGTCGTTTGAAGAGCAAGCAGAGTCATTAACAAAATGGCAACAAGCCTTAAAACAAGCAATGGATAATGGGAAAGATGTTAAAGATACATATGATGAAGTAACAACTGCATTAGAAGAACTTAAAGAACAACAAGATAATGCAACTACAGCCGCACAAAATTATAAAGATGCCTTAGGAGAACTATCAGCATCGAGTGGAAGTGTTTATGAATATGAAACAGCATTGTCTAAAATAAATGAAACTTATGGGAAAAATGAAAATGTTTCTAAAATGGTTAGTGAATTACAGTCATTAAACAAACAATATACAGAAGGAACTATAGATTCTACTAAGTATTATAACTCATTGCAAGAGAAGATAAAAAGCATTGATGTGACTAAAATGACTGGATACTTTTCTGAATATAAGGACCAGATTTCAAAACTTAAAAAAGAGCAATCTGACTATTGGGAATCAGTTACCGAGACTCAAGATAAAATAGTTGATGGACAAAGAGAAACAACTTATTCTTTTACTGAAAGTGCAGACACAATTCAGTCTAAGATGGATGGATATAAGTCTCAAATTGATGAATTGCAAAATAAAATCGATAATTTTGATATTAGTGGTTTAAGTGAAGAGGAACAACAAGAAATAGAAGGTATGGAAGCTATCATTGCAGAAACCAGTAGTTATATTGCACAATCATTAACAGATTTAACAAATGCATATGCGGAAGGTGAAATTAGTTATAAAGACTATTTTACAGGACAAGAAGAAGCAGCTCAAACGACCATAGATGTTTATGCCAAAATACATAATTTGACTTATGACCAAGAACAAGGCTGGGTAGACGCATCTGGTGCAGTTGATGAATACGCAAATTCTATTCAAGATTTACAAGATGATATGGAATCTTTTAATGGTATAATTGGCTTATTGCAAGATAATTATGCATATCTAAAGAAAAACGTTGATGAGTTTGGAAACGCAGCTTTTAATGCAGAGGCAGTTCAAACAGAAGCTTATCAGAACTTAGCGACTAGTTTTGCAGCAAGTTTGGCACAAATGAAAACATCAAACGAAGAAGCTTATCAAGCTATAGTAAACTCTGCTGTTACTGCTTTAGGACAAACTGCAACGGAAGCTTCATATGCTGATGAATACGTATTAGAAATGTTACAGAAAAATAATGGCTCATTAAACGCAGCTCTAAATGAGGCTTCTAGGCAATCACAAGAAGCTTCAAACAAGATGGCTACAGCGACTGGCGATTTAATGACTACAATTGGGGAAACAATTGAGCACTTTGACTACAATGTTACTGGCAGTTTGGACGGATTTAAAACAGAAGATAAAGATTTGGGACCTTTCGGGACAGTTCCAGTTCCTGTAGGACTAAAATTTAAAATAGAGGGTGGTGCAGGAGAAGGAAGTTCTCCAGCTGCCTTAGGAGCAGCATTAAAACAATGGGCAGCAGATTATAAAGATTATACTGCTTCAAATAATACATATAAATCATTGATTGATATAGCTACTCCAGTATATAAAGGCGGAGGGAGTACAGGAAAAACTACAACACCTAAAGATGACCCAGTTGATACAGGAAAAACAGGAAAAACAGGAAACACAGGAAGCACAAGTAGTTCTTCTTCAAAATCAGATGAGGAGAAGGCAGAAGAGGAAGCTTATAAAAATAGGTTGTCAGCATTCAAAGAATATGTAAAAGAAAAAGAACGTCTTGAAAAGAGATGGGTAGATAAGCAAAAAGATTTAGGCTTATTATCTAATGATGATTATTTGTATATAATTCAACAAAGAATAAAAAGATATGAGGAATATTTACAAGCAGTAAAAGACGCTACTTGGATGAATGAAGAGGACAAACTTGAGTTAGAGCAAGATTATATGGAAGAAATAGAAGATTTGCAAGTTGACTATTTCGACTATTTAAAAGACAAACTCGATGATGAAATAGATGCGTTAAAAGACGCAAATGATGAAAAGATAGACCTTATTGAAGAAGAAGCAGATGCAAGAATTGCAGCATTAGAGAAAGTCGAAGATGAAAATGATAGGATAAGAAGCAAGGAAGAGTACGAAAAGAAAAGGCAAGAATACCTAGACGATATTTCTTATTGGGAACAAAGAACTGGGCGAGAAGCACAGGAAAATTTATTAGAGGCTAGGAAAAACTTAGCTGAATTAGACGAAGAATGGAATCAGACATTAGAGGACTGGTCTATTGAGGACCAAAAGCAAGCCATAGAAGATGAAAGGGATGCACAAATACAAGCAATAGAGGACGAGCAAGAGAAACAAATTGCAGCTTGGCAAGCAGCTTATGACGAAAAAGTAAAAATGTTTGCAGAAACAGGTGAGATAATTTATGAAGGCTCTGAAATGCAATCTAAAGCACTTTATGACCAATATATGAAGAATTTTGTAACTCCTATAAAATCTGAACTAGCAGATTTGAATAAATCTAATGCAGAGAGTACAACAAAGACTACCACTACGACAAGTAACACCCAAGCATCAACGACTAAAGAACCAGAGTATGAAACATATATCATACAATGGGGAGATACGATGACAAGCATAGCTAAGAAATATGGTACAACAATAGATAAAATTATGGCGGCAAATCCTTATGTAACAAACAAAAACAAGATATATGCAGGTAAGACTTTGCAAATACCTAAATTCCATCAAGGCGGTAAGGTAGGTGGAACAGAAGAAGGCTTTGCATTACTAAAACCAGGAGAAGTAGTATTAAAGACAGAATGGGCTAACAGTATGGAAAAAATGATGAAATATTTTGATGATATTTCATCAGGAAAGAATACTACAAATATAACAAATGGACCTACTATAGAAGTAAAAGGCGATTTAGTAAAGGTTGAAGCAAACATAAAGAGTCAAACTGATGCAGACTATTTAACGAAGAAAATAGAAAAAACACTAAAAGATAAATTTAATATAAAAAAATAATTGCAAAGAATAAAAGCATTTGTTATAATTAATATATAGAAAGAAATAGGTTAGATTTTATACTGCTCGTGAAATCTAACCTATAAAATTGAAGAAAAGGAAGAGGGATGTAACTTGGAATCTATAATAGGCACAATAGTTGCAATTCTAGGAACATTTGGAATTTCTATAGTAATAGAGAAAAGTCCAATAAAGATAAACCCATTAAGTATGATAAAAAAATTTTTAGTAGGTGATTTATCTACTAAAGTAGAAGATATTGATACTAAAATGGATATTTTAGATATGAAAGTTAATGAAAATGAAAAAGATAGGATAAGAGAAACTATACTTCAATACAAGAAAAGTATAGATAATAATATTCCTTTAACAGAACACGAATACGAATATGTTTTGAAAATATATGATAAATATAAAAATGAGCTACACGGTAATAGTTTTGTAACTGATGTTGTACAACAAATAAAAAAATCTCATAATGAAAAAAAATAAAAAGTATTGCATTTTATTTATAAATATGATATATATTATATAAATAATATATGAAAGAAATAAATATATGAATAATTTTTTATTGGTTATATTAGAACAAGTGTTAGAAGCTATATATTTTGCTTTATTTATGATAGAAGGTAAAGGAATTAAGAATAAAAGATTATTATTTACAGCTATTATGGTTGCAGAATATCTTATGTTAAAACATTTCATAAAATATAATATATGGTTTCAATTAAGCTATACGTTTATGACATTTATAAACTTAAAGGTTTTATATAAAGATAAGGCACAGGTAACAGATATATTCTTATTCGCAGTAAGTTCAATAATTCTTATTACAGTAAGTTTTATATGTGGAGTAGTTTTATTCTCTAAACCTAACTTATATTACATTATGTTAATAGTAAATAGGGTATTGCTATTTTTAATATTATATTTATTAAAAGATAAAATAAAAACTATTTACTTTAGCACAATTAAATATTGGAATAGAAATCCTGATGATAAAAAACCGAAAATTAAAAGTTTGACTTTAAGAAATATTAGTGTAATTGTCTTTAACCTTATGTTTTATTTTATAAACATAGGAATGATTATAGCATTAGCCTTTATAGAGAAGAGGTGAGTATAATGTTTCCAGGCGATAGTTGGTTTTGGTTCTTTAGCCCAGAAGATGGAGAATAGTCAAGGAGTAAATAATGGATAAGACGAAGGTATTTAATTTTATTAGAGTCTTATTGTTCAACATTATTGAGACTATTATAATATTTTTCTTAGGAAATATATTTAAAGTTCCAATGAATGAAAGAATAATGTTTATGGTGACATTCTTTTTGACGAGAATGGTAATAGGCTCACCAAAACATTACAATAAGGCTTACAGATGTGCGTTGTGGTCGTCACTTGTATTTTTAAGTTTATATTCACTAACAACATTGGAGTTACCAGCGATTATAATAATGACCATATTTACTGGTTTTATTTCTACAGGTCGAGCAGATATAGGAGATATGTTTATGTGGAAAGGCAAAGAAAGTAAGTATGCGGATATAGACGAATATATAAAATACAATCCTATGAGTGATGATTTATTAGAGTTTGAAAAGAAATTAAAGAGCAATGATAGTTTATTGTTCTTAATTTATAAATATAGATTTAAAGAACATATGGGATTTACAGAAATATCTGAAAGACTAGATATTGAAACTCCTAGATTAGCGGAGAAATTAGATAAAATAGCTTTTAGTATAAGAATATATTGTGGAATATAGGAAATAATATTTCCTATATTTTTTTATCTTTTTAACATAGTCTGACTAGAACTATAAATAATATTTAATTATAATAATAACAGAAAGTAATTACCAGCCTATTGTAGTTACTTTCTAAATAGGCAAGATACCAAAAATATCTTGTCTTTTATTTTATTTATAGGAGGAAATAGTTTTATGTTCAACCCTTATTATGGAAATAATTTTAATCAAGGATATGGAGTTACTTACAACCCTACTTATGGTAATGGAGGTATGCAACAACCACCACAAGCAAATAATTATGGTAATTATTATTCACAACCACAACCACAGAACCCAACACAATATCAAAGACCACAAGAGCAGACACAAACTTTCAAAACGATGCAAAGTTTACAAGGAAAATCAGTAGATAGTATTGATGTAGTGAAAGCTATGGATATTCCATTAGATGGTTCGATAAGTTATTTTCCAATAACAGATGGCTCTGCAATAGTAACTAAACAGTTACAACCAGATGGAACAAGTAAAACAATAGTTTATAAGCAAACTGATAATACTGAAACACCTACTCCTGACAATTATGTAACAGTAGAAAGATTTGAAAAAGAATTAAAGAATATAGAAACTCCAGATTTCGATTCTGAAATTACTGGAATAAAAAGAAAAGTAGAAAATTTACAAGAAGATATAGATAATATAAATAAAAGCTTGAAGAATTTAAAGAAATAGATAGGAGATGTATTCTATGAACCCTATGCAAGCACTTAGTGGTTTTATAAGAAAAGGTTTTACACCACAAAATATCGTAAGCTCAATGTTAAAAAATAATTCTAACCCAATGTTAAACAATTTAATGAATATGGCTAATAGTGGAAATGAACAAGGAATAGAAACATTTGCTAGAAATTTATTTAAAGAACAGGGCAGAGATTTTGATAAGGAATTTTCAGAATTTATGTCTCAAGTAAAAAAGTAATATTGCAATATTAACATAAATATATTAAAAAGAAGGAGGAACATCATATGAATTATAGTGATGGTGGCTATTCTTTAGCAGACATAGCAGCAGCTACAGGAAACAATGGAAACAGAAGCAATGACGCTTTTGGAGATGGAAATGGCTCTTGGTAAAAATAACTTGCCAAGGATAAATCGAGGAATTAAGCGGGAAGGCTGAAATGCTAATCCGAACCGAAGGCTATACAGAGTATAGTCAGGGGCAACGCATAGATAGTGAAAAGATATAATCTATCCACGAGACCTCGACAACTATTGATATATTATTATCCAACTAATATAATATAACAAAGGAGGATAATAATATGAAGAAAGGAAAATTTTATACTATTGAAGATTATGAAATTACTAGAGAAGGAATAATAATAAATAAGCATAATGGACATATTAGAAAACCATATCCAAATACAAAAGGATATTTAAGAGTACAAATAAATAAAAAAAAATTATTTATACATAAACTTGTGGCAGAAAAATATATACCTAATCCAGAAAATAAGCCACAGGTAAATCACAAAGATGGAAATAAATTAAATAATTGTGTTGATAATTTAGAATGGGTTACTAATCAAGAAAATAGAAATCACGCAGTTAAAAAAGGATTACATTTATTTGGAGAAAAATGTCCTTATGCAAAATTAAATAATGAAAAAGTAATTTTTATTAGAAAATATTCTAAAGAATTTTCTATAAGTGCATTAGCGAGAATATTTAATGTATCAAGATGTACAATACAAGATGTTATTCAAAATAAAACTTGGAAAAATGTCAATAGTTGAAAAGATATGCTGAACTATAACAAATAAGTAAGTTATAGAAATATAAGATAAAAAACTTATATGATAACATAATGGGGTTATTATTTTCTTAATCTTTGCTTTTATGGGCTGGGGAAGAAATGGATTTGGAAATGGAAATAATGGAGGTGAATCTGGTATGAGTTCTGTACTACCTTATTTAATGGGGCAAAACTCAGCAGGTGCTGCTCCAAATTACACTTTAGCATCTGACTTCGCTACTGTCGAAAGGCAACTAGACAATGGATTTGATAGAACTGGAGACAGAGTAAATGCAGTTTATGCAGGACTATGTGATGGTTTCTATGCTGTAAACACAGCTTTTGGAAACTTAAATACAAGTCTATGTAATCAATTTGGGAATGTAACTAATGCTATTACACAAAATGGTTATGAAAGCAGATTAGCAACACAGAATTTAAGTTCACAATTAGCTGACTGCTGTTGTAAAACCAATGCATCCATAGCGGATGTAAATTATAATATGGCAACAAATACTTGTGCTATAAATAATAACTTAACTACTGGGTTCAATGCTCTTCAAAGTTCTATGTGCAATAACACAAGAGATACTATAGATGCTATAAACAGTACATATAGAAGTCTACACGATGAAATAGTTGCAAATAGAATTGAAGATAAAAATGCACAAATTACAGCACAACAAAATGAGATTAATTCATTAAGATTAGCAGCTAGCCAACAAGCTCAGAATGCTTACTTAGTAAATGAATTAAGACCAACACCAACACCTGCATATTTAACTTGCAATCCATATACAGGACAAGTTTATGGCTCTTGTGGTTACAATACAGGATGCGGAAGTTGTTCAAATTATTAATTGAATATTGGAAAGCAAAAATCTGAATACAGATAACCTTATTTAAGGACTTGCGACATAGGGAGTAAAGCGAGCCTTTACTCCAATTTTTTTATAAAGAAAGGAAATGATATTATGATACAATCATATTTAGAAACACCAACAGCATTGGCAAGTAATACAGATAGTATTAAATTTACTACTGACTGTTTAAGAACACGCAGTAGCACTTGTTGCGGATGGCTCCAACACACAGAAGGTTCTCCAGTATATAAAATACTAGAAGGTGGACTATATGAAATAACATTTAATGCAAATGTAAGTTCTGCAACAGCAGGGGTAGTAGCTCTTGCATTGTTAAATGACGGACAAGTAACACCAGGAACTACAGTAGCAGAAACATTAGCAGCAGCAGGTGATTATGCTAATGTTGGGTTCAACAAGAAAGTGAGAATATGTTGCAGAGGAGATGCAAGTTTAACGGTAGCTTCTGTCCCAGCAGTTCCAACACCAACTGCACCAACTACTCCAATAACAACTCAAATACCAATTGTTGCTAATGCAAATATTTCTATTAGTAGAATTTCTTAATAAGATAAGGAGGAATCTATTATGGAGGATGAATTAAAAAAACAAATAAAAGACCATATTTCAAAAATATTGGAAGATGGAATAAGTGAAAATAATTTAAAAATGCTAGGAGACCTTATTGATATACATAAAGATGTAGCCAATGAGGAATATTGGCAAGAAAAGGAGGACTATATGAGAACTAGATACAGAAATGATGGAAGATATAATGACTATGGACCAGATTACAGAGGTGGCTATGGAGCTAGAAGTAGAGATGGTCGTGGCAGATATATGAGCAGAGGAAATTATAGAGGCGAAGAAATGCTAGATGAAATGGTTGAGTATTACAGAGAATATTTGGAATGCTTAGAAGATATGGCTCGTGGGAACTATGGAGCAGAAGATGGTACTATGAAGAGTCTTGATAATATGCTAAAAAGTGCAACTGAATTTATTGAAATGCTAAAAAAAGATGCAAGTTCAGAAGAAGAAATGGACCTTATAAGAAAATATACAAAGAAAATGAGTGAAATGTAATGAGTTTCAAATATCTTAACAAGAACCCAAATAGTGCAAATATTGAGGATTGCTCAATAAGGTGTGTTTCTACGGTTGAGCGAATTTCGTGGAGTGATGCTTACAAAAAGTTGAGCAATTTTGCAAGGAAAAGAGGTTTAATGATAAGCAGTGTTGAAGCGGTAGAACAATACTTGGATAGTTTTTACGATAGAGTTCCTATTACAGAATATACTGTAGGAGATTTTATTAAAAATCATCCCTATGGTACCTATGCAATTACAATGCCTTCGCATATAACGTCTTTAGTTGACGGTATAAATTATGATACGTTTGACAGCTCAAATAGAACTATTTGGGATGCTTGGAAAATTGAATAGCACATATAGTGGTAATAAAATAATATTACCACTATATTAAAATTAAAGGAGAAATAATGAATGAAGAATATAACGAGAACTACTTTATGTTAAGTATAATGGCAAATTATTTACAGATATTAGATTTTATTCTTAATGTAAAACAAACAGACAATGACTCGATAATGAAACATCTTAATTTGCAAGACCGCATTTTAGAGGGGCAAAATAAAGAATTGCAAAGACAGACTAATATATATTTAAAGAAAATAGTTGAGCAAAACGATGAAATAATAAGACTTCTAACAGACAATAAATAATATGGTAAGTTGGGCAAAAGAAGTCGCTTTGACTGCAAATCAAAGAGAAAGCAGGGCAGTACTGCTACTTACCTCCAATACTCTAGTATTTTATTTTTAAATATGATATAATAAATAAAAAAAGGAGGAGATTTATATGAAATTATCAAATAAAGTGTATGACGTGCTTAAATGGGTAGCACAAATACTTCTACCAGCATTAGGAACTCTATATTTTGCTCTTGCAGGAATATGGAATTTCCCTTATGCAGAAGCAGTTGTTGGAACTGTAACCGCTGTAGATACTTTTCTAGGAGTAATACTAGGAATATCAAGTGCAAGTTACAATAAAACAGAAGAAGTGAAAGGAGATAAATAGTTATGAGAGAAAAATTAGTTAGTAAAGCAAAAGAATATTTAGGCTATACTGAAGGAACCAATAATGATACAAAATTTGGAGATTGGTATGGGTTACCACATCAACCTTGGTGTGCAATGTTTGTTAGTTATTGTGCAAATGAAGTAGGAATATCACAGAATATTATAAAAAAGTTTGCTAGTTGCACAACTGGTTTTAATTGGTTTAGCAGTCAAGGAGTTGCAACAAGGGAACATATAACTCCTAAAATTGGAGATATAATATTTTTTATATGGAATAAGTCAAATACTACTCCAGACCACGTTGGAATTGTAGAAGAAGTAAAAGACGGAAAAGTTCATACTATAGAAGGAAATAGAAGTGATAAGGTTCAAAGATTTGTTTATGATTTAGACAGCTGGCAAATATATGGTTACGCACAACCTAAATATGAAGAAAATAGTTCAGAAGATGAGGAAGTTGTAATTTCAACGGTAACATACTCTTTAATAAAAAAAGGTGCTAAAGGAAGCCTTGTTAAAGAAGCACAAGAAAAGCTTGTAGCCAAAGGTTATAGTCTACCAAAGTATGGCTGCGATGGAGATTTCGGAAGCGAAACTGAAAGTGCAGTAAAGCAGTTACAGTCAGATGCAGGAATATCAGTAGATGGTGAAATAGGAAACGATACTTGGAGTGTGTTAAATAGTGATTTTAAAAAGCCAGTATCTACATATCCTGGATATTTAGTAATGAAAGGACAACAAAGTGATAATGTATCGAAAGTTCAGAATAAACTTATTAGCTTAGGATATTCTTGTGGTTCATATGGTGCAGATGGAATATTTGGTGTTGCTACATTTAATGCAGTAAAAACCTTTCAGAAAGATAATGGTTTATCAGTAGATGGAATAGTTGGTCCAAAGACTTGGAATAAATTATTTAATTAATATTGACTAAATTTTTAAAGTGTGTTATATTATATATATCATTTTAATTTTTGTAGCGATAGAGTTCTATTTTAAAAAAATAGAACTCTATTTTTAACGATAGAACTCTATTGACTTTTTTATATGTTAGTTATATAATACTTATATATTATTAATAGGGAAGGAGTAAATATTATGCCAAATACAGTAAAAAAATATGATACACAGATAATATTTAATGTTTCGTCTAAAATGAAGCAACAAATTACAAATAAAGTATCTAATTTAGACCAGTCATTAAGTGATTATATAAGAGATTTAATTAGAAAAGATTTAGAAAATTAAAAAAAGGTGGTGGTGCTAATATATGGAATTACAGTTAAGAGATTATCAACAAGATATGTATGATAAAATAAAGCAAGCTTTTCGTGAAGGACATAGAGGAGTTTGTTCTGTGCTTCCGTGTCGATAAGTGCAGGGAAAAGCTATTTATTCGCAAAAATTGCAAAAGACACGAACACTAAAGGAAACCATTGTTTAATATTAGCACATAGAAATTCTCTTATAAGACAGCATAAAGACTTATTTGAAGAATTAAACCTTACAAACGATTTGACAAGAATTGAATCTGTTTTTACAGAGGTAAGGCATTTAGGAGAACACGGAAGAGTAGACTTGATAATAATAGACGAAGCACATTTAAGTGGTGCTAGTAGTTATCAGAAAGTCTGTGAATATTATAATTGTAGGAGAATACTTTTTACTGGTTCACCTAGTAGACTAGATGGAAAACCTTTAAATTTAGCTACAAAAATGATAATAGGAATAAGTGCGGAGGAATTAATAAAAAGAAAACAGATTAGCACATATGAATATTATGCTCCAGACTTACATATAGACTTCTCTAAAGTAAATAAAACTGGAGGAGATTATAATAATGGTGAGTTAGGAGATGTTATGTCCTCTAAAAGGATATATGGAGATGTTATACAATACTATAAGTTATTGGCTGGGAATGAACAAGCATTGGCTTATTGTGTAAATATAAATCACGCAAAACAAGTATGCGAATCGTTTAACTCAGCAGGAATATCAGCTAAAGAAATTGATAGCAAGACTCCAGAAAAAGAACGAGAAGAGGTTATGGATGAGTTTAAAGCTGGTGGCTTTAAAATATTATGTAATTGCAATTTAATCAGTGAAGGAATAACACTACCTAATGCTAGAGTATGCTTGCTATTAAGAAAAACTTGCAGTTTACCTTTATTCATTCAACAGACAAATAGGGTTCTGAATTATGTAGACGATACACCAGCAAAAATAATTGATTTTGTAAACAATGTACAAAACTTTGGCTTCCCAACTATGGCACGTCAATGGTCATTGAAAGAAAAGGTAAAAGAATACGATAATGAAAATGATGATGGTACATTAAAAATTAGAGTATGCAAAAATTGTTTTATGACTTTTGAAACAGCTCCTGTATGCCCTTACTGTGGTGCAGAATATGAAGTGGTTAGGCAAGAAATAGAAAATTTCAAAGAAATAAAATTAAGAAAAATAGAAGAACAAGAAGCTATAAAAAAACAGTTATACTTGAATAAAGTAGCGGAAAAAGTACAAGATTATACGGACGTAAAAGAATGTCATACTTGGGCAGAGTTATCAGAATTTGCTAAAATGAAAGGTTATAAACCAGGTTGGGCGTGGGTAATGTCACAGAGATTAGGAATATATGTTCCAAGTCAAAAAAAAAGGAGATAACGAATGGAAACTAATGTTATATATAACGAAGATTGCATAGAAGGGATGAAGAAATTCCCAGATGAATGTATAGACTTAATTGTTACAGACTGTCCTTACCATATTGTATCAGGAGGATGCACTAACATTCCAAGAAAAGATGAGCCTAAAGGAATTTTAAATCGTAGAAATGTATATAGAGGGAAAAAGGGGAATTGGTATAACAATGAAACAAAGCATATATCTTTAGCAGGTATCCTAAATGACAGCTCTCAAACTACTTATGTTAAAGAAGGCAAATTATTTAAGTTCAATGATATTGAGTTTAAAGATTGGTTGCCTCAAGTTTATAGAGTTCTAAAGCAAGACTCTCATTGTTATATTATGATAAATGCTAGAAATTTAAAAGAATTGCAACAAGAAGGAGAAAAAGTTGGCTTTAAATTTCAACAAATAATAATTTGGAATAAAGGTAACTCAACACCTAATAAATATTATCTTAATTCTTATGAAATGATTTTAATGTTGAGGAAGGGAAAAGCAAAGAATATAAAAAATATGGGAACTAAAAACATATTGAATATACCTAACATTAAAGGCAATAAATTGCACCCAACAGAAAAGCCAGTAGGGCTAATGAAAATTCTTATCGAAAATAGTAGCAACGAAAATGACATAATCTTAGACCCATTTTTAGGGGGAGGTACAACCGCTATCGCTTGTGCAGAGCTAAATAGAAGGTTTATAGGTTTTGAAATAGATAAATACTATTATGATATAGCTGTAGAAAGGATACAGAATTATGAAAAATAAAGAAGTAATATTGTGGTTTAGTTCATATAAAACAAGGAATTATTGGTATGATAGAGCATTAGAACTTTTAGAAGAAAATAATTGGTTTTATATTGAAAAAAAGAAAATGGAGTCATGGTTAAAAATATTTAATCTAAAATTAAGATTTGAAGTAGAAGGAACTATAAATAATGTGAGTGATGATATAAACCAATATTGGGTGGAAGAATTATTTGAAAATGATTTACTTGAATTTTTATTTTCAATAATAGAGGAGAATAGAGAGTAATATGTCACATAAGGAAGAAACAGATATACAAAATAGAATAATGGCAGAATTATGTAAAAAGGGGTGTAAAG